TGTTTCGGCAGGGGGGCTCTCTGCATGAGCGTCTACCCCATCCCCCCTGAACTGGGCATCGGCCGGTTCGCCTACTTCTTCTGCTACATCCTCCGCGAGCTGGGCCTGGCGGATGAACCCACCAAGCAGCAGCTGCGCATCTGCGACTGGGATGAGGTGGGCCCCAACCGCACGGTGACGGTGGGCTTTCGTGGCATCGCCAAATCCACCATCAGCGGTGCCCGGGCATTGCACCGCCTGCGGATCGACCCGGAAGGGGAGAAGATCCTGATTCCTGGCGCGACCGAAACGAAGGCTGAGGAGATCACCACCTTCATGGCCCGGTGCATCCGGGAGATTGACCTGCTGCAGTGCCTCCAGCCCAGGGAGAACCAGCGGCAGTCCGTCCTGGCGTTCGACGTGGGCCCAGCGATCATCGGCGGCGACGGTGCGCCATCGGTGCGGGCGTGCGGAATCCTCAGCCCCTCGCTGACCGGCAAGCGGGCCACGATGATCATCCCCGACGACATCGAGACCCTCACCAACTCGATCACCCCGCTGAAGCAGGAGCGGCTGTGGGCGGCCACCACTGAGTTCGAGTCGATCCTGTTGCCGGATGCGGGCCAGCCGCTGCCCCGGCAGATCAGCTTTCGCGGCACGCCGCACCTGGAAACCTCCATGTACTGGCGACTGGTGCGCGAGCGCGGGTACAAGATGCGGATGTGGCCGGCCCGCTACCCCAAGCCGGACACCTTCGATGTCTACGACGGCTGCCTCGATCCGCTCATGGTGGAGGAGATCGAGGGCAACCCGCAGCTGGTGGGCGGCCCAACCGATCCAGAACGGTTTGATGACGAGGAGCTGATTCAGCGGGAGACCGGCAGCACCAAGGCCAGCTGGCAGCTGCAGTACATGCTCAACTGCCGGCTGAGCACCCTGGACAAGTTCCCCATCCGCCTGGGCGACCTGATCGTGATGCCGCTGGATGGCAAGGCGCTGCCGGAGGTGATCAGCTGGGCATCCGGCGCAGAGCAGCGGATCAACGAGCTGCCTTGCGTGGGGCTGGGGGCTGATCGCTACTACCACCGGCCGATGATGGTGCAGGGCTGGCTGCCCAGGTCGGAGAAGTGGCGCAGCGTGCTGGCGATCGACCCCTCTGGCCGCGGCAGTGACGAGCTGGCCTGGGCGGTGGTGGCCGAGCTCAGCGGCAACCTGTTCGTGCTCGAGAGCGGCGGCACCACCCGGGGGTATGAGGACGATGTGCTGGAGCTGCTGGCGAACGTGGCCAAGCGCTGGCAGGTCAATACCGTCATCCCTGAGCCCAACTTCGGCGATGGCATGTTCAGCAAGATCCTGCAGCCGGTGATGAAGCGCATCTACCCCTGCTCGATCGAGGAGGCCCCGCGGTCAGCTGGGCAGAAGGAGCGGCGGATCATTGACGTGCTCGCGCCCCTGGTGCAGCAGCACCGGCTGGTGGTCAACAGCGAGCTGATCCAGAAGGACTGGGAAGGCGCCGAGCGTGACCCGGACAACGGCCACCCTCGCTCGCTCATGTACCAGATGAGCCGGATCACCACCGACCGAGGCAGCCTGCTGTTCGACGACCGGATCGACGCCCTGGAGATCGCTGCAGCCCACTTCGTGGAGGCCGCGGCCCAGGACCAGCGGCGGGTGGCCGCACGCCGCCAGGAGGAGCTGGTGGAGGCCTCCCTGGCGGCCTGGTTCGATGAGACCGGCGCCAAGCTCGATGCGTTGGCCCTGGGGATCGTCCCGAAGGCCAGCGGGGCCGTGGGTGGCGTCAGGCGGTAGCCGGCGGCGCCGGGCGGATCGGCACCACCTTGGCCTTCTCCTCCAGCGATCCGAAGGTGTGGAGCTTGGCCGCCATCCTGGCCATCGCCTCGGTGGCAGTGCCCTCGATCGGTGCGGCGCTGATGTTGTTCTGCTTCATCAGCTGGGCGAACAACCGCAGGTCGCCATCGCCTGCGTCACCGTTTTCGATCTTCTCGACCAGCTGCTCGACCACGGCCTTGTGCCCGCGGTCGTAGAGCTCTCGCAGGTTGGCGTCAGCCACGGTTGCATGGGTGCAGAGTTCTGGTCCCATGATGCCCACCACCAACAAGCCATTCACTGATCAGGAGTGGCTGAACTTCTGGGAGCACTACAAGGGCGAGCCGCATCAGAAGGCGGCGGTGCTCACGCTGGGCCGGCACATCCGCCAGGCGGACCGTGGCCTGCTGCATGACAGCGCCGAGTGGGTCGAAGGCTTCCGCGACACGCCGGTTCAGGCTGCCCAGCCGTTCAAGCCGTCCTCGCCATTCAGCTACCAGATCACCCCGAACGTGGCCTACGGGGAGCTGACGCTGCAGTCAGAGGCCCGGCGATTCACCCACCAGCACCAGTGCGAGACGGCCAAGCTGCTGTGCGGCTTCGTGCAGCAAGCGAGGGATCATTTCGACCGGCCGGCGATCATCACCTCAGGCCACCGGCCGCCCAAGATCAACGCGCAAGTCGGCGGCGCATCGCGCAGCGAGCACCTCTACGACGCCCCCGACACGGGCGCCGTGGATTTCTACCTCGATGGGATGTCAGTGCTTGAGCTCCAGCGGTGGTGCGATGCTCGCTGGCCCTACAGCCTCGGCTACGGGGCGCCCATGGGGTTCGTGCATCTGGGCATCCGCCCCGGCCGCCCCAGGGCCCGCTGGGACTATTGAGCTGCCGGGCGCATCGGGCAGCGCCCCGCCCAGCATCCGATCCAGCCAGCGGTAAGGCGAGCGGCCGGCCCACACTGCGGCCGGCTTGATGAAAGCCTTGAGGGCGATCAGCTGCAGCGCAGCGCCCAGCCAGCGGGCCAGCAGACCGCCAACCACGATGTCTGCGACGATGCGGGTGTCGTCAGTCACGGCTGTCGCTGTCGCCGGTGAATCGGCCGCGGCTGTCGCGGCGCCTGGGGCGGTTGTGGCGGGCTGCTGGTTCCCGGCGCTGGAGCTCATACGGGAACAACTCGCTGGCCATGTGCAGCAGCAGCTGGATCAGCGAGTTGTCCTTGAGCTTGCTCATGCCGATTAGCTCGCTGATGGCAAACAGCGCGAAGCCCAGCAGCGCTTCCTGCTCGATGGTCATGGGTCGTGCTCCAGTCTGCGGATGCGGTCCTCGTGATCACCGAGCATTTGCTGCATGTTCGCCAGGATGGTGGCAATGCGAGCGTCATGGGCGCCCAGGCTTTTGGCGATCGCCCACAGCCCCTTGACCCCGCTCCAAAGGCCTCCAACGGCCGCCAGTCCGAGCCCGCCAAGGGCTATGGCTGATCCCGGGTCCACTGGCGCTGCGCTGCATGGCTGCAGAGTAGCCAACAGGGCCCAGGCAAGCAAAGCCGGGCCCATTGACGCGGCGCCTGGCGGGCTGCCATGGGATCAGGTTAAAACGGCTGCACCAGATCAAACACCACCCAGCCGCAGACGACCGCGACGCCCAGCGCCACTGGAAGGGGCACGGCACTCAGCAGCCAGCCCAGCAGGCCGGCCACCAGTGCAACGGCGGCGGTGAAGCGGATCAGGTAGGGCATCACTCGACCCATCCAATTCGCAGCAGCGCCACCAGTAGCACTGCGACGGCAACGCTGGCCGGGGCCATCATCACGGCGATCATTGCGACATCAGTCCAGGTCATGGGATAACAGCTCCGAATGCGTTGATCAGCGTGGTGACGCGGGCATCAAGCAGGGCGAGGTCCAGGGCCTCGCCGATGCTGTAGAAGGCGAGGCGGGCATCCGAGTATTCAGTGATAGCTGCTCCTTGGCGCCTGTATATGAAAAGATTTTGGTTCAATGGGGTTTCCGAAGTTACCCCTGTAAAAGAAACAGTTTGGTTGTTTCTCCGAAGGTCAAATGTTGCAGATGAATTGCGAGACGCCCCGGCAAGACACGGGGCAACAACGGCAGTAGCACTGTTGAATGCCGATCTGTTTACCGTAACTTGAACTTGATCATTGATAAATGTCCGACCTGTTCCGATTGATGTCGCAACAAACGGTCGCCCACCACCGCTGCCAATTGAAACGACATAGGCAGCAACATGTTTACTATCCTGCGGATCCGCATTATTATTCCTATTGCTATCCAAATACTTATTGCTCCCATTCCCCACCAGCCCCGTCTTCCGGTTGTAATCCCCCGCCACAAAGTTAAAGTTCGTCGGCGCAGTACCCACCAGCGGCACCAACGCACCGGCCAGTGTGCGGGCGCCGGCCATGATGCAGGAGGCTTTGATCGCGTTCCAGATCCCA